TTGTGTAGTTCCGTTAAACGTCAGCGCAGACCCAGTGGTCAGGACTTTGGAGCCGTTGAGGTAGGCCACGCCGTTGGCTGTTCCACCGTTATGCGTAACAGTGCTCGAAGTAGTCAGAGTAGTTACACTTGCAGTTCCGCCAGATACGTTTGTAGCAGTTGTCGCACTAGTAGCACTGGTTGCGGTAGCGGCATTTCCAGAAATATTTCCAGACACTTTAGACCCAGCAATGGAAGTAATCCACGAAGGATCAGCGTAAGAGCCTGTAGTATAAACACCATTGGTAACCGTACCAGCATTGCCTGAAATAGAACCAGAGATGGTACTAGAGAAAGTCTTAGTACCTGCAATGGTTTGATCGCCAGTGAGCTTAACAACAGCAGAGTCTAAAGCATATCCTGCAGAGGCATGGTTGCCCCAGCTATAAGCGGTATCTGCTTTAGTGCCTTGAGCAGCCGTAGCATAATCAGTAGCAGCTGTAGTAGCTGCAGTTCCAAGACCTAAGTTAGTACGTGCAGTAGCTACGTTGGTTAAGTCAGATAAGTTACTAGCAGCAAGTAAAACACCGGCAGCAGAGACATAAGCAGCCACCCAAGCAGAGCCTGTGTAGACTTTCATCACATTGCTGGTAGTATTAAAATACAAAGCACCTGTTAACAGTGCGTTACCGTCATTATCCAAAGTAGGATCGGCTGATTTAGGGCCTAAGTAACGATCATCGAAATTATCATAAGCAGACAAAGCAGCATCACGAGCAGCTTCAGCAGCCGTTTGAGCAGCTTGTGCGGCAGTAGCAGACGTAGCAGCTTCACCGGCTTTAGTCGTGGCTATTCCTGCCTGAGTAGTGGCAGTACTGGCAGAGGAAGCAGCAGAGGAAGCAGAGTTTGCAGCGTTATCTTCTGCAGTCTCCGCTGCAGCTTGTGCAACTTCTGCGGAAATCTGTGCAGCTTCAGCATTAGCTTCAGCAATTTCTGCATTAGCTTCGGCAGTCTCAGCATGTGCTTCAGCAGTCTCAGCAGCAGCTTGAGCAGCTTGAGCAGCCAAACGAGCAGACTCAGCTAAAGCAGCTTGAGCCGTAGCAGTAGAAGAACTAGAAGCCGCGCTGGATGCGCTAGAAGATGCAGAAGAGGCGCTAGAAGCAGCGTTAGACGCAGACGTAGCAGCAGCGGAAGCACTTGAAGCAGCATTAGTGGCACTCGTAGAGGCTTCATCACGATAGCCCTTAGCTTCAATCATAATCTCACGGACTTCGGTAATGTCCGTATCCGTGGTAGCTTCACCAGTGCCACCACCACCACGATAGATCGTCATATTATTTATTCCTCAACAGTTTTAGATTTAGGAGGACGACCAATAGGCTTCTTATCCTCCACTGGAATCTCTTTTACTTCCTCATACTCTGGATGGTCACGCATTGTCTTAATGTCGTGTGTATTCTCATAGGAGAACACATTACCAGAGGATTTACATTTAAACTTAACAATCATCTATTATTCCTTGTTGGAGTAGATACAAGGAAGGCCCCTCCCTTTTGAGGAAGAGCCAACCGTTTACCTACTCGCTATAATTAGGCCGGAACAGCCAGAGCAACGGCAGAACCGTCACGCAGCTCGTCGCAACCGAACAGAACGTCAGCAGTGAACAGGGTACCGAGGTATTCCTGCTTGTACTGGGTCTGGGTACGCACGCCCATTTGCTCGACCAGAACAGCGAAGTCCTTATGAGCCAGCAGACAGATACGATCGCCATCGGTAGCAGCATCGGCGTTGGTGGTCACGAACACGGGGATGCCGTACACGTTACCGATTTCACCGTTGCGGATGGTGTTGGCAGAACCCTGCTCACCAACGAAGGCTTGCTCGGTGAAGCGAGCGATGCCCATCAGGGTGTTACGGGTGCTCGGGGGAACGATCAGGAAACGGCCGTCCATAGGCACATCGTTGTCGTCCAGACGCTGAATCGAGCGGCGGATAGCAGCATCGGTCAGAGCGCCAGCGGTGCCGGTGTAGGCGGTCGTACCGTCAGCACCAGAGTAAGCACCAGTGTAAGCAGCAGTACCGTCACCACCGTTAGCCTTACGGCCCAGTTGCACGAGGGTGCTGTCAACTTTACGAGCCAGAGCGTAGCCAGCGTCATCAGTGTAGAACTGACGCAGCGAGGACAGAGCTTGAGCTTCCACGATGTCTTCGATCAGACGGCTGTATTCCCAGTGCTGGTTGATGCTGACGGTCTTCTCACCTTCAGTAGCAGCAATCAGGGTCACTTGCGAGCCAGCAGCCTTAGCAGAGGCATCACCACGGGTCGGGGCGGGAATGTGAACGGTGTCACCTTTCTTGCCCTTGAAGTTCATCTTCTTGATGAGGTTAGCAGCGACGAGGTTCTTCTTGTAAGCGGCAACAATTTCATCACTCCATACTTCAGGAATGAAGGTTGCTGCGGTCGTCACGGTCACGTTATTGGTACCTAAAGGCATTTTATACTCCTAGAATTTCTATTTAAAAAAGATCATTTAACACGACCCTCCGCATATGCAGCCATGATTTCAGGTTGTAAGGCTTCATAACGGTTAGGATCAGTCATTTTAAGACGGATTAAATCCGCACGACGATATACTTTCTTTGAACTCTCTCCAGAACCACTAATATCGACAGCAGCGGCTTTCATAGCTTGTGCTTTCTGTTGTTTACCAGCTTCTTGGACAGCAGCGGAGTCTTTAGCAGACTTCACTTGCCGAAGTTCTTTGTAAGTGCTTAAAAGTTCATCAGCAGCTTCAAAGTCGAACTCTGCATCGGCCTTAGCGTACAAATTCAGACGAACTTTGCTACCTTTAACCCAGTCTTGGAAGCCTGCATCTTGTGCAATCTGTCCAAAGTCAGGATGTTTAGCAGCAAGCTGTTGTGCTGTCTTCATACGTTTAAGTTCTAACGCAGCCTGTCGAGCTTCTTGAACTGCTGGATCATTTTCAATGGCTTTACGAACTGCCACTTGAGGATTTTCAAAGAAATCAACTTCGGGCGCATTCTGTTCAATCTCAGGCTCTTTTGTCGGAGTGAGTTGCCGCTTGAGTAATTCATCAGCAAGTTTTCGTACCTCGCTAACCTCATGTGCCTGTCGCCCAATCAACTTTTCAGCTTCTTGGTGCATCCTAATGATGTCTTCAACAGACTTGTTCTTATATTTATCGGGTACAGTTTCTTCTACTTTAGTTGTATCAGGTTGTTCAGCGACTTGCTGAGTCTGATCTTCTTCGGTAATTTGGTTAACTTGCTCTTCGTTATCTTCAAACGATTCAAGATCAATAAGTGCCATGTAATTGTTCTCCTGTCTCTTCTTTAGAGATTATAGGACTATGAAATGCTAAGGTATTAGCTATTGAGTTTTTTCTCTTGCGCTAACTTCTCGGCCCTTTTACGTCCCCACGCATCGTATGCTGTTGGAAAGGCCCCGGAAAACCCTTCTAACTTCATGTTAGGCGCAGAAACGATACGAATAGCATTAGAACCGCAGTGCGGACATTGATAAGTTCTAACGCCATCATCTACTAACGCCTCAAACTTGTGGTCTTCGGTGCATATGAATTCAAAGATACGTCTCATTTTGACGATTCCTCCTTGAGTTGGTCATACACTTCTTCACAAGTCTTACGGCGATTTAAGATTAAGTCTAAAATATCTAACTGGCCTTGACGAAAGTGCATCTGTTGAGCGTCTTTTGCAGTCCTGATATTGTCCAACTCATCTCTTAACTTTTCGAGGTCTTCCATGAGGTCTTTCCACCCCATAGAAGCCATCATTGAAAACTGTTCATCGTAATATTTTTGCAATTCAGGGGTCATTTATGACTTATCCTTCTTTTATGGTTGATTTACTGCATGTTGTCAGAAGAACTCTTCATTTGAGCCAGTGCAATGCGCTCATTTGAGTCAATGTCCTTCTCTTTAAGCATCAATTCAGCCATCTTTACACGATTTTGGAAGTCTGTAGCCTCTCCGTTCTCATCCAAGTTGTTGCTGAGAGCAGCAATCACTTTAGCTTGAGCGATCTGAGGAGCTGTTTGAGCTTCCACCATAGCTTTTTGAGCCTCTGCTTCGGCCTTCATAGCCTTAGCTTTAGTCTCTTGAATCTGAGCCATAGCAGCTTCTTGCTGCATAGCCACCATTTGTTGCTGCTGAGCCTGCTGTTCAGGGTTAGGCTGTGACATTTGATCCAGAGTTGCCAGCATTTCGCCGCGATTGGAGAAGGAGCTGTTCTGAATAATGCCTTTGAGGATCAGCGGAAGCACAGGAGTGTCTGGACCTAAGGTTTGTAACAGAGCAATGAACTGCTGCTGTTCAAACTCACGAGCCAAGATACCAAGAGTTGCAGTCGGAATGAACTTCACATCGACAGACGGATAACGCTCAGGGTCAAACTGCATGTAACGCCAAGCAGCTTTGTTAATGAA